TTGCGTAATGCTATAGGTAAGACTAGGGGTAAACTTATGGCCCGTAAATGCCAAATAGGTGAAGTATCAACACAAGAAGCTAAAAAGTTTTATGACAGATACCATCCCCAAGGTGGTGACGGGAGCGGAAAGCATTACGGGTTATATTGGAAGTCTAAACTAGTTGCATGTATGAGATTTGCTTTAGGCGCCAATGACAGGGGTAGTAACTTAAATAGGGTATGGACTTTAGCTAGGTTTGCCACAAGAGTGAATGTTCTTGGTGGGGCATCTAAATTGTTTAACGCTTTTGTAAAAGATGAGCATCCTGAGGTAATTAAATCTTTTTCTGATAACAGATATTTTTCTGGTGGCATGTATACCCAGTTGGGGTTTGTTATGGATTTGGAGTCTCAACCTGACTATCAAGTGTGGAGTAAACAAATAGGACTTAAACCCAAGACACATTATCAGCGCAGAGTTATACAGAAGAGGTTAAATGACCATGATGTTGATGAAAAGTACGACCATAATACTGATATTAGAACAGAAAAAGAAATGACTTATCTTATGGGCGCAGGGAGAATATATGATTGTGGAAAAAAAAGGTGGGTATGGACTAACCCCCTATTGCAATCTTAATTAAAATAGAGTATAAGTATTTCTAAATAGGGCACATCTGGCTTATCAAACTGTTAGCCCAACAGACGCATAGAAGATTGATAAGCTTATACTTTCTATGAAGGAATACTAATATGTCATTTTCTACTTTTTCAGGCCCAGTTCGCGCAGGTACAGTTAGATACACTACTGGTACTACTCCGGGCTTAGTTGACAACACAGGCGTTGTTGTTTTAGTTCAATCTGCAGCTTTAGGTTTAACTACTTCTACACCTTTTATTTTACCTGCTGGCTCACAGATTTTAAACATCTATATCGATGTAACTACTACTTTTACTACAAGTGCTACACTTGCTGTAGGTGATGCTACTACAGCTGCTAAATATGTAACTGCAATTACTACTCCAGCGGCGGGCCGTCAAACTATTACATACACAGCTGCTCAATTAACTGCGATGTATAACGTAGGTACTACTGATGCACAAATAGTTGTGACTATGGCGGGTACTACTGCTACTGCGGGTGCTGGGATCATTACTATTGAGTATGCTCAAAAGTCTTCTTTAGGTTCTGAAGCTCCTGTTTCTGCATAATTAATCTGACGGGGGCGCAAGCCCCTATCTTTAAACTTTAGGAGATTAGTTATGACAATGCAATATGACGTCAAATCCACCTATACGGGAACCTTACCCGCACAGTTAACTACAGGTAGGATGAGACTTAAGCAAGTAGTTTTTGTTGGTTCAGGTACAGCAGGAACGATAGCCCTTTATGATGGTACAGACAATACAGGCCCTATATTATGGCAGTCTAAAACAAGTACCGGAGTTCAGCCTTTTCAAGTAATTTTACCGGGAGAGGGTATCTTAGCTCAAACGGGTATATATGTTGCAGGCACTAACATTACCTCAGTAACTATCTGTTACGGTTAGGAGGCCTTATGATAGACGAACAATCTAAAATAGCCGTGCACGATACTGAGATTAAACACCTACAAAAAGATATGGATAAACTAGTCGAAGATATGGAAGAGATCAAAAAAACTATCGGCGAGATTAATAAAACCTTAGCCGAAGCTAAAGGCGGTTGGCATATGCTTGTGGTCTTGGGGGGTCTTGGTGCTGCTATTGGTGCTACTATTGGGTGGTTTATTGAGCAGTCTGTTTCTAAGTAGTGACTAAAAGGTACGCATACCGACTGTGGTATAGTGCCAAACTTAGAGCAAGGGCTAAAAATTTAGAGTTTACTTTATCAAGAGAGTTTGTAGAAAAAGGCGTACTAAGTGGTAAATGTGCAGTAACTAAATTGAAGTTCTCTAAAAAGTCTTCAAGTAAAACTCACAGGTCTTTTGCAGCGTCAATAGATAGAATAGATTCTAAGTTAGGTTATACAGATAGTAACTGCCAAATAGTTTGTTGGATATATAATAGAGCTAAAGGCAACGGTACTCATAAAGAAGTATTAATATTAGCGGAGGCATTAGTGCCAAGTAGTTCAAAGAAACAAGCACAGTTTATGCAAGCAGTCGCGCATAATCCAAAATTTGCTAAAAAAGCGGGTGTTCCGCAATCAGTGGGCAAAGACTTTGCCGCTGCAGACAAAGATAAAACATTTAAAGGTGGTGGTAAAGTGGCTGATTTAAAAAAATTATTCAAAGGTAAAGACACTAAAGCTGAAGAGCTTAAAGAAGCTAAAGCAATTAAGTCTGGTAAAATAACTCCTGAGCAATATGCTAAAGGTGAAGATATGGAAAAAGGTATGAAAAAAGGTGGTAAATGTATGGCTAAAGGTGGCGCAGCTAAAGAAGTAATGGGGCCTAAAACAATGTCTGAAGATGTTGAAAAAGGTTCAAATAAATTAACTAAATTTGGTGAATCTGCCGTACAAAAACGTGGTTCAACTAAAGGTAAAAATCTAGGTGATGCTAATAAAACTATTGGTATTGAAGGTTTCAAACCTAAAAAATACGCTAAAGGTGGCGTAACTAGAGCTGATGGTATTGCACAGAAAGGTAAAACTCGTGGGAGATATTGCTAATGGCTAAAAATGATGCTGATACAATTAATCGTCCAGAGTACGAACGTTTTTTAAAAGACCAAGTTGCAGCCAAAGCTAGAGTAGAAGCTCAGCAAAGATCACAACCCGTTCCTACTCCTCCTTCTATTAAAGATCAAAGAGCACTTACTGAGTTGACTGAAAACTTATCTGGTGTAAAAAAGAAAGCGGGTGGTTCAATTCATGCTGAAGATGCTGTTATGAAACATAAAGCAGGTCATAGTCATCATTCTGATATTTATGGCAAATATGCTGCAGGTCATACTAAACATAAAGAGCATGTATTGAAAAACTTTAGAGGCAAGTAAGATGATGGCATCACGAGGAATGGGGGATGTAAATCCAGATAAGATGCCAAAAAAGAAAACGATTGTGCGTAAAGATAAACCTCAAGATGTCTCTATGTACAAAAAAGGTGGTAAAGTTAAAAATAAACAGGGTAAAAAATGACAACTACGGGCACAGCGTTATTTAATCTTGATGTCTCAGAAATCATAGAGGAATGCTTCGAGAGAGCGGGCTCAGAATTGCGCTCAGGATATGATTACAAAACGGCTCGTAGATCATTAAACCTTTTATTAATAGAATGGGGAAATAAGGGTATAAATTTATGGACAATCGAACAAGGACAAATTGTTCTTAATACAGGTGTCGGTACATATAATTTGCCTGTAGATACTATAGACTTATTAGACCACGTTATACGTACAGGAACAGGACAACAACAAGTTGATATCAATATCAATAGAATATCTTCATCGACCTATTCCACTATTCCAAATAAAAACGCATTAGGTAGACCGATTCAGGTATGGATCAATAGACAATCAGGAGCAACTACTCCTACAGGCGTTGCAAGTCCTACTATTAATGTATGGCCTACCCCACAAGCACCGGATCAACAATATACTTTTGTGTACTGGCGTTTAAGGAGAATACAAGATGTAGGTTCTGGTGCTAACACTCAAGATATTCCTTATAGGTTCTTACCGGCATTGATTGCTGGGTTGTCTTACTATTTAAGTATGAAGCTTCCTAATGTTGATGTACAAAGAATTGCTGGTTTAAAAATGGTTTATGACGAACAGTTCCAATTAGCAGCAGATGAAGATAGGGATAAAAGTCCTGATAGATATGTGCCTAGGATGGGATACAGTAGATAATGGCTAGTAAATATGCGGCTGGTAAACATTCGATTTCTGAATGCGATCGTTGTGGTTTTAGATATAAATTACATCAGCTTCGTAAGTTAACTATTAAGACTAAGACAGTTAGCATTAAGGTCTGTGACCAATGTTGGGAGATGGATCATCCGCAGCTTAAGTTAGGTATGTACCCAGTTTTTGATCCACAAGCTGTATTAGAACCTAGACCAGATAACAGTTACCAAACTTCAGGCTTAGATACCAATGGTTACCAAGCAGGTGGTTCACGAATTTTCCAATGGGGATGGTCCCCGGTTGGCGGATCTCGTGCAAATGATGTATTATTAACACAAAATGATTTAGTAGCGACAACATATGTCAGTTCAGTAACAATTTCTTAGGAGTATAAAATGGCTAAAGGCGATGGTATAGAAAGTAAAGGTAAAACTAAAGGTAAACAATTAGGTATCGATGGATCTAAAGCAGGTCAAGATGGCATTGTGTTATCTAATGGAAAAGCCAAATCAGTAACTTCAGCTAATGCTAAAAAGTATGGTCGTAACTTAGCCCGCGCTAAAAATCAAGGTGGAAAATAATGGCTGCATCAGATACTAATAAATATAAACAACCGCAACCAAACAATGATGCAACTGGTAAAAACGGTTATCCTGAAACAAATGTAAAAACTGCGGGTATTGAAACTCGTGGTAACGGTGCGGCTACAAAAGGCCGTATTGCAAGAGGCCCAATGGGTTAATAAATGAATTTAGCTCAGCTAACTCAAGCAATAGAAGATTACTCCGAAAATACGGAGTCTTTGTTTGTCCAGAATATACCCGTTTTTTTACGTCAAGCAGAAGATAGAATATACAACTCCGTACATATTCCTGTACTTAGAAAAAACGTAACGGGTAATTTGACTACGTCTAACCCTTATTTATCTTGCCCTGATGATTTCTTGTCTGTGTATTCTCTGGCTGTTATTGACAGTACAGGAGCTTATTCTTATTTAATAGACAAAGATGTAAGTTTTATGCGGGAGGCATATCCTACCCTTACTGTAACTGGTATACCTAAGTATTATGCGTTGTTTGGCCCACAGCTATCTAACATGAACGATATATCGTTAATTACTGCGCCGACATCAGATGCAAACTATTCTGTAGAGTTACATTACTTCTATTACCCTATTTCTATTACAGATACAGTAAACAACCCATCAGGTACTACTTGGTTAGGAGATAACTTTGACCCTGCGTTATTTTATGGGGCTATGCGTGAAGCGATGATCTTTATGAAGCAAGAGCAAGATACCATATCTTGCTACGAACAAAAATACCAAGAAGCTATTAGTCAGCTAACTAGACTTGTTAACGGGCTTGAGCGTGGCGACTCATATAGAAACAACCAAATTAGATTACCTTATAGCAGCTTATGATAGTTCAAGGCCAGACTACTGTATTTAAACAGAACCTATTAAGCGGGTTGGAAAACTTCGCTACAGGTACTACGTACACTTATAAGATTGCTTTATATACAGCCAATGCAAGTTTAGATAGTACGACTTTGGTTTATACTTCGTCTAACGAAGTGGTTGGGTCTGGATATACAGCAGGGGGTGTTACACTAACACCCATCGTACCAGCAAGTTTAGGGTCAACAGCTTACGTTAGCTTTAATAATATTACGTTGACAGGTACTTCATTTGTTGTTAGAGGTGCGTTGATATATAATGCAACTACAAACGCAGCGGTAGCTGTACTAGATTTTGGTTCTGATAAAATAGCATCAGGTAATTTTACAATCACTTTTCCACCCGCTACATCAACAACAGCGGTTATACGAATTTCTTAGGAGTTAAAATGCATATTGAAACAACGAACGTAGAAGATATTTGTTCAGTAACTATAGACCGTGGCGCAAGTTATGAAGAGTCTATGGTTTTAAAAGGTACTTATCAAGTTGAATGCCATGATGCTTCTGGTGTACTCAAATGGTCTGATGTTATTGGCAACCTAGTCACTATAGCAGGTAAAAACTCTAGTATGGATACCATGTTAGGTAACGTAGCTGCAGGTGCAGTTGTTATGGGTCTTAAAGGTACAGGTACAGCCGTCGTAGCAGATACTCAAGCGTCACACGCCTCTTGGCTAGAAATAGGTCTTGCAAATGCTCCTACGTATTCTGGTACTCGTAAAACACCTACATTTAGTGCTGCATCAGCAGGGGCTAAAACTACTTCTACTCCGGTTGTATTTACAATGACAGGTTCAGGTACAGTTGCAGGTTGTTTTATTAACATTGGTGGCTCGGCAACTCAAGACAATACTACAGGTGTTTTGTTTTCAGCTGGTGATTTTACTGCAGGGTCTAAAACTGTAACGTCAGGTGATACGCTCAGTTGTAGTTACACGGCGACAGCGGCATAATAAATAAAGATGGTGACACACTAATAGAACTTTGATATAGTACACCTTTATTAAATTAGAGGTGTAAAATGAATAAGAAATTATTGGGTGTTTGGCGGACTATGCACAACAGATGCTATAACATAAATGTAAAATCTTATAAGTATTATGGTGCAAAAGGTATAATAGTTTGTGAAAGATGGCATGGTAAGCAAGGGTTTGATAATTTTATTATAGACATGGGGCCTAACAGTATCGGGGGTAGTGTAGATAGAATTAATCCGACTGGTAATTATGAACCTTCTAATTGTAGATGGGCTACCAAACTTGAACAAGCTAATAATAAAAGTAATAATACCTTTATAACTGCTAATGGTGAAACAAAAACATTAGCACAATGGGCAGCTATTTTAGGGTGTTCGCCAGCGGCCATTACGTGTAGACTTAAAAAAGGTATGCATCCCGATTTGGCAGTTAGTATGGCTATACCAAAAAGACCTAATTCTAAATTATCGGATGAGGACGTTATTTTTATTCGGTCTACGTACCCTGCTATGACATTTCAAGCTATTGCTGATAAACTATCAGTCAGTAAAAAAACAATATTGAATGTTGTTCATAATAGAATTTTTACTGATATTAAAATAGATTCAAACTAAGGAATAACTATGGCGCTTACATTAGGGGATCGCGTAAAAGAAACAACTACCGTTACAGGTACAGGAACAGCGACTCTTTTGGGCGCAACTACAGGGTTTCAATCGTTTGCTGTCGTAGGTAATGGAAACACTACATATTACTGTATTGCTGACCAAGGTGGCGCTAACTGGGAAGTTGGTATTGGAACGTATACGGCTTCAGGAACTACACTTGCCCGTACCACAGTTTTAGCTTCTTCCAATACTGGTTCGTTAGTAGTATTTACTGCTGGCGTTAAAGATGTCTTTGTAACATATCCTGCTGAGAAAGGGGTTTGGTATGATGCCTCAGGTAACGCTACAATCACAGGCACAACAACTACTACCAATCTTGCTTACACAGGCACACTCACAGGCTCTACAGGCGTACTAAACATAGGTTCGGGTCAGGTGTACAAAGATGCCTCAGGTAACGTGGGGATTGGGACTGCTTCACCAACTCAAAAGCTAGATGTCACAGGAAATATCAACACTTCAGGTTCACTTAACAGCATTAACACCTTTGCATACAAAAACTTACTGATTGATGCTGGCTTTATTATCAACCAACGGGCATATGTTTCTGCTGCTACATTAGCATCAGGTGCTTACGGTCATGATAGATGGAAAGCTGGTGCTTCAGGTGGTGATTATTCATTTACTCAATTAGCTTCAAATACTCAGATTACTATTGCTTCTGGTAAGTCATTAATTCAGGTAGTTGAAGATAAAAATGTCAATGGTACTTCTTATGTTCTAAGTTGGACAGGTACAGCGCAAGCTCGATATGCGGTTAATAGTGCTACTCCTTCAGGTTCTTATGCTGCAAGTCCTATTGTTATCACAGGTCAAACTGCTGGTACGACAATGAGTGTTGAGTTTAACACAGGCACATTAAGCAAACCTCAATTGGAACTGGGTGCAGTAGCCACCAGCTTTGACTATAGACCTTATGGGACTGAGTTAGCTTTGTGTCAGAGATATTACACCGTATTGGGTAATGAGGCAACAGCAAACGTTTTCTTATCTGGATTCATAAATACCTACGGATCCTACCCATTTAATTTTAGCTTCTTTACAAACGTCTTAACGCTTCCTGTGAAGATGCGAGCAACACCAACAGGTACTGTTGTTGGTTCTTGGATAGGCGTTAATGTTTCTGGCCCGACGATTCCATATCTTAGTACGCAGACTGTCGTTGTTTATGCCACTGGAACAATAGTTGGACAAGGCACGCTATACAACTCAAGTTCTGCTGCGTATTTGTCATTTTCTTCGGAGCTATAAATGTACAAGTTGATTAAAGATTCACAAACTGTGCAGCGTCTTGCAGACAACGCGTTTGTTCCAGCAGACCCCACCAACACCGACTATCAGCAATACCTAGCGTGGCTCGCCGAAGGCAACACCCCAGAACCTGCTGACATACCACCTGTAGTTATACCTGACATATCAATGCGTCAAGCGAGATTAGCATTATTAGCTGATGGTTTACTTGATGATATTGAAGCTGCTATGTCTACACCTGAATATAAAATCTGGTGGGAATATTCAACGGTTGTTGAGCGTAATAATCCGCTTGTTAAGCAAGTGCTAGCAATCCTCGGTAAGTCAGATGCTGAGATAGATCAAATGTTTATAGGAGCATCACAGTTATGAGTTCTATCGTAGTTGCTGGAGATACCAGCGGTTCGGTTACACTCCAAGCACAAGCCGCACCTCAAGTCGAGGCTTTGCCAAAAGAAGAAACTCCAGAATGAACACCCTCCCTAAACCCACTGATGAGCAGTTGCTAGGCTGATGTACGGTATATCTGCTTTCGCTCAGTCACCTTATGCCTCTTTAGGTGGTGGGTTTTATGACGTCATTGTAAACGAGATTGAGACTTTAACAGGTACGCAATCAGTGCTAGTAGCCTTCTTAGCGGCACAAAACGAAACTCAAACTTTAACAGATGCTAAATCTGTACTCGCGGCGTTCATAGCGGCACAAAACGAAACTCAAACTTTAAGTGATACAGAAACTGCAGTACAAAACTTTCCTGTAACTGAAAATAGCAGTGCTGTAACACTAAGTACATTAGAAAATGTAATTGCTGCATTTATATCAGCACAAAACGAAACTCAAACTTTAACAGATGCTAAATCTGTACTCGCGGCGTTCATAGCGGCACAAAACGAAACTCAGACCCTAACGGATAGCCAAACTGGGCTTGTAGCCTTTCTAGCTGCTTTAGCTGAAACTCAAACCCTAACAGATACAAAAACTGCAGTACAAAACTTCCCTGTAACTGAAAACAGTAGTGCTGTAACACTAAGTACACTAGAAAATGTAATTGCAGCATTTGTAGTGTCGCAAACTAATACACAAACGTTAACCGATGTTCAGGTTGGAGTATTTCAGTTTGCTGTTAGTATTGCAGAGCTTCAAACACTAACCGATACTAATGTTTCACAGTTTGCTTTCTTAGGTGCAACTTCTGATGTATTGGTCATAACAACTGTCGAAGCGGTATTAGCACAATTTAACGTAGTATGTACAGACTTAACTGCAATAACAGACTATCAATTTGCTAGAGGATGGTTTAAAATAAATGATGATCAAACAGTTACATGGGTACCGATAAATGATACACAAACAAATATGTGGACACTTGTTGACGGTAATCAATACCCAAATTGGGTGCCAGTAAATGACATACAATAAAATAATTCATGATAACTCATACATGGTCTATAACCACTTTCGTGGATTGTAAAGCCATTAAATAAAGGATAGAACATGGCCAGTACTTACTCACCATCATTACGAATAGAGCTAATTGGTGCCGGAGAACAATCTGGTACTTGGAATACAACAACTAATAGTAACTTAGGAACATTAATAGAGCAAGCCATTAGTGGTGTAACTTCCATAACAATGACCGATGCAAACTATACTCTTACTGCATATAACGGTGTATCAGATCAATCAAGGCAAGCTGTTATTGTTGTTAGTGGTACTAATGCTGCCATTAGAGATATTGTTGCTCCGTTAGTTAATAAAACATATCTAATTAAAAATAACACATCAGGTGGTTTTGATATAAGAGTTAGAGCAGCAACAGGTGCAAGTGTATCTATCCCTAATGGTGTTACGAGTATTGTTTATTGTGACGGTACTAACTTTAATTTAGGTATTGCCCAAACTTCTGTAGCGGCGGGTACAGGTATCTCGGTTGGTGTTGTAGGGGCTACAAATACTATATCATTCGGCCCTATTACTTCTGCGCAATTAGCAACTGCTCTAAGTGATGCAACAGGGTCTGGCTCTGCTGTATTTGCAACAAGCCCTACTTTAGTAACTCCAAACTTAGGCACACCAACGTCCGGTAACTTATCTAATTGCACCGGCAGTGCTTCTGCATTAAATGTTGGGTTTGCTACTAGTGCTGCTAGTGCTGCTACAGCATCAAACTTAAATGGCACTTGGACACAAATGCCCGCAGGTACTACAACAAACTTCTTTCAAGCGGCAGCGCCTACTGGTTGGACACAAAATAATACTTATACCAACCATATGATGCGAATAGTATCAGGTACAGGAGGTGGGTCAGGGGGTACAAATTCACCTATCTTAAATAACGTAGTGCCTTCACATACACATGGTTTTACTACTGGCGGCGTTTCTGCTAATCACACGCATTATGATAGTGGTCATACTCATAACTACGATCATGGTATGCAAAATATATCAAATTATTTTTCTGGGGGGTCTTACCAAGGGTTTGCTATTGGCCCCATAGGTACATACACTACAACAACAGGCTATGCCTCTATAGGTTATATGTCCGCTGACCACAGTCACTCAGGTTCAACTGATAATGGTTCAAGTCAAACAAACTGGACTCCACAATACATAGATAACATTCTTTGCTCTAAGAACTAAGGAATAAAAATGGAAACAATAGTTACGTCTTATCAATACGGTGATAATAAACGATTCACAAGTATTTATACTTTCCCTAAAAATCTTGACAAAGATGAAATACACTTACCACCTAGCACAACATTAGTAGCACCACCTGCTTTAGCTGAAAACCAAGATGCTTTATGGGATGGTACTGCGTGGTCTGTTGTAGATAAAGAAGCTTTACCACCTAACCCTTATGCGCCAGTATGAGTGAAATTAAAACAGTATTAACATGCCCCCTTAATTCGGTCTGCACTGAGATTAAAGACGGTGCTATTCATCGTTGTGTATGGCTGACTAAACTTGCTGGAACTAATCCTAATACGGGTGAGAAGATGGATGAAGAAGGCTGCGCTATGAGCTTCTTACCTATACTACTAGTTGAAAACTCCATGCAACAACGTAGTACCAGCGCAGCTGTTGAGTCCTTTAGAAATGAGACTGTTCAGGCTAACCAAACAACACAACAAATTTTATTAATGCAGTCACAACCAAAAGATATGAGGTTAATTGACAATGGGTAAAATACTAGAATTACTTTTAAATCTATCCCCTGCACTGGAAAACGGTAAAACGTTAGCTAATCCTAAAACGTGGGGTAATGTGGCTACTGTATCTCATGCTTTGATTATTGTATTTGGTTTTATCTTAGTAGGTGTAAAAGCCGCAGGATATGATATCCCCATTACAGACAGTCAACTAGCGCAGTTAGCAGGTGGTATTGCATCAGTAGGCGGAACCATCGTAGCTTATCTTAACATAGCCACTTCAGCGGACAAAGGGTTGAAGAAATAATGGAGAAGAACTTCTCTGCAGCATTAGCTCATGTATTAAAGTCTGAAGGGGGTTTTCAAGATGACCCTAAAGATGCAGGTAATAAACTTCCTGATGGACGACAAGGGTGCACTAATCTAGGTGTAACTCAATCAACTTGGGAATCGTTTGTAGGACATCCTGTATCACGAGAAGATATGAAGCGGCTAACGGAGGAGAGGGTAGCAAGATTCTATAGACACAAGTACTGGGATGCAGTTAAAGCAGATGAGTTGCCAGATGGCGTAGACTACCTTGTGTTTGACTTTGCTATTAACGCGGGGCCCGGTCGTGCCATTAAGCTACTTCAGTCTGTTGTAGGCGTACCAGAAGACGGTGCTATTGGCCCTAAGACATTAAAAGCGGTGGAGTCCATAACACCTGCTACAATTATTCAGACTTATACTGAAGCAAAAGAAGAATTCTATAGATCCTTAAATGCATTTAAAGTGTATGGTGAAGGATGGTTAGCACGTACAGATACCGCTGAAAAAACAGCTTATACATTATTAGGATAGGTTATGCCATTAACGAAGCTTCAGATAACCGCAGGGATAGATAGGGAAGGAACTAACTACTCTAATGATAATGGTTGGTACCAGAGTAACAACGTGCGGTTTCGTTCAGGGTTTCCTGAAAAGATTGGGGGTTGGACTAAGCATGATAACACAACTTATTTAGGTACAGCCCGTGCACTTTGTAACTGGGTAGATTTTGATGGTGATAACTATTTAGGTATTGGTACTAACTTAAAATACTATATTAACTTCGGTGGTACTCTCTATGATATTACACCTATTCGTGCTACTTTTACTTCTCCTGTCACTAATAACTGCTTTGCTACCACTAATACTTCCACTACTGTTGTAGTTACAATTGCAGCTCATGGTGCAACGACTGGGGACTTTGTCACTTTTTCAGGTGTAGTAGGTACTATCGGTGGGGTTACTGCCGCTACGTTAAATGCTGAATACCAAATCACTTATTTAACAGATAGTACATTTTCTATTACAGTCCCTACAGCAGCCACCTCAACTACAACAGGGGGCGGAACAGCCATAACTGCAGCTTTTCAAATGGTTACAGGGTTATCTACTTTTATAGTAGGTACCGGATGGGGAGCAGGGCCTTGGGGTAGGGGTGGCTGGGGGTCTGATTATTCTTCTGGTATTGGTGAGCAGTTAATGCTGTGGTCTAATGATAACTTTGGACAGGATTTAATTTATGCAGCTAGAGGTGGTCCACTTTATCATTGGGATGATACAACAGGTCTGAGTACACGAGGTAAATATTTATCTGATGTGGCTGCTACTCAAACAGCAGTAGTTGTGTCTGCTACTTTTACAAGTGGTGTAACTTCTATCAGTGTGCCTTTTCCAGCGGGAATTGCAGGTGGGGCTTTTATTACAGGAACAGGTATCCCTACTGGGACTTATGTAGCTTACTCTTATAGCACAGGGTCATCAACAGTACCTCTATCTGCTGCTACTACATCAGGAAGTTCAGGGAGTTATACATTTACTTATTCTGGTGGTTATGTTCCAACGGCTACAAACGTAGTTATGTGTTCTGCTGTTCAGCAATTTGTTATAGCACATGGCGCTAATTCTTATATACCCGGAACACCAACAAGTTCTTTTGACCCTATGCTTGTAAGGTGGTCAGATCAAGCTAATGCTTATCAGTGGGTTCCTGATGTAACTAACCAAGCGGGGGAGTATAGACTTGGTCATGGTTCTTTTATTATGGCGGCACAAGTAACCCGCCAAGAAAACTTAATTTGGACTGACACCTCTCTTTATTCCATGCAGTATATTGGCGCTCCGTATGTATGGGGTATTCAGTTGCTAATGGATAACATTACTATTATTTCACCTAATGCAGCTATCACTGCTAACGGGGCTACCTACTGGATGGGACTTGATAAGTTCTATATTTATGAAGGCTCTGTTAATACTTTAAACTGCACTTTAAAACAATACGTCTTTACTGATATTAACCTTGACCAAAGCTTTCAAGTATTTGCAGGGGGTAACTTTGGGTACAATGAAGTTTGGTGGTATTACTGTTCTGAAAACTCTACTATTATAGATCGCTATGTAGTATATAACTACGTAGAAAAAATATGGTTCTCAGGTAATATGACGCGCACTGCATGGTTAGATTCTAGTTTACAGCCTGCCCCAATAGCTGCGGCTTATAGCCCACTGTCTGCATTTCAAGGCTCTATTTCAGATACTACATTAACTGTATCTTCTATATATTATGGTGCTGTTACTATTGGATCATATATTACAGGTGTGGGGATTATTACAGGTACTAAAGTCACTGGGTATATTGCAGCTTCTGGTGGGGTAGGTACTTATATTGTTAACTATACTCAAACTGTTTCTTCTACTTCGATGGAAATGGTTACTACTAGCACAGGACTTTTACTTGCTCATGAAACGGGTGTAGATAACTTATCAGGTATTGCTACGGTGCCTATTGATGCATACATTCAATCTTCAGATATTGATATAGAGGACGGTCAGCACTTTGGGTTTGTTTGGCGTATTCTTCCAGATATAAACTTTAACGGCTCAAACGTTAACAACCCTTATGTGACTATGACTGTTTGGCCTAGACGAAATTCTGGTGCTCCTTATGGTACGGCAGATGCTCCTACTATAACAAGTGATGATAACTATGCCCCTCCATACCCACCCAATTCAAGCGTATATATCGTACAGCAATATACAGGTCAGGTGTATACAAGACTAAGAGGCCGTCAGTTAAGCTTTAGAGTAGAATCTAATTCAATAGGAACTGCATGGCAGTTGGGCAGACCTCGAATTGATATAAAACCTGATGGCAGGAGATAAGTAAATACTTATGACTATTAAACTCCAACCTCCTAAAGCGCCTAACTTAATAACAGCCCCTACGGACTACAACCAGCAAAACCAACAGCAGTTTTTGAATATGCTAAGGTTGTATTTTAATCAGCTTGATAACTTTACACAAACACAAATACAAAGCACTTTAAACGGTATTGTTGTACCTAATTTTACCACTACACAAAAAAATGCCCTTGTAGCCCCAGTTGCGGGGCAAGTTATATTTGATACTACATTAGCTAAATTATGTGTATATTCTGGCACGGCATGGCAAACAGTTACTTCTATATAAAAATATGGTAAACTTAATAAAATCAATTCATAAGGTGTAGTATGAGCAACTTAGCTGAACTTGGTAACATGCCTTTTATATTGGCTATCGAAGGGATCATGCGTGAGAACTTTGACCAAGCGGTTTTAAAAGAAGGAACTGATACACAACACTATCAGATTAAAGGTGTATATGCAAGGACGATGTTTGTGCCAGCAGGGATGTTGATAACAGGAAAGATTCATAACTTTGAGAGCATAGGTATTCTTGCTCAAGGTACAATGCGTATAACAAACGGTGAAATAAGTGCAGTTGTGTCTGCTCCTTACATTGCCGTAGATAAACCTGGTATTAAACGCTTAGGTTATGCAGAAACAGACTGTACATTCATCAGTATCCACCGAACTGATGCGGAAGATATAGCCGACATTGAAGAAGAACTCGTGTCAGATACTTTTGAACAATATGAAATTAAAAGATTGGAGAAACCATTATGAGTTTTATTGACGCATTAGCTGTTATTGGTGGGGGAGCAGCAGAAGCGGGAACAGCAGAAGGTGTCGGAGCTGGTATTGGTGAATTGGGTTTTGCCGGATTAGACGGTATTGGTGAATTGGGTTTTGCCGGATTAGACGGGGGAACAGCACTGACCGCTGGGACTGGAGAAGTTGGATCTTTAGGCGGTGGGTTAGCTGGTTGGGCCCCTGCAGGGAGTGCCGGATCTGAAATAGGGGGTGCTGGTGCAGGAAGTGCTGGAGCTGGTGCTGAGTTAGGAGTTGGACAAGGCGCTTTAAACAGTGGTCTTAGTAATATAGGTGTAACCAATCCCCTTGCTCAAAATATGATTTATGGTGGTTTAAAAGGAGCAGCTATTGGAGCAGGAGTAGGAGGGTTAGGTTCTGCTATCACAGGACAAGATGTTGGTAAAGGTATGTTGGGCGGAGCGCTATCTGGTGGTATAGGCGGTGCTGGTGGAGCAGGTCTAGCGGGTTTATCTGGCACAGGTGGTGCTTTGGGCAAAATAGGAGAATTTGCAACAAATCATGATGTTTTGGTTCCTGCTGCATTAAGTACTTTATCCACGCCATTTGTTAACAAGGCATTAAGTTCAACAAGTTCTATACCAACAGATACTGGCCCTAGTTATAAAACAAATATCCATTGGGCAGGCCCTACACCTGGAACATTTAACCAAGCAAGTTTTACTCCAGACCTACCTAACCCTACCGATTACTATCCAACTTCACAAGGTTATGCTGGAGGAGGAATATTAAGTGGGTTACCGGGTGCCGATATTGCTAAATCTGTTTTTGATTCTAGCTTGGGTAAAACACTTGCACCAGGATTAGGCGGTTTGTTATTTGACGGTATTGATCCTTCCACTACTGACCTGAGTACTTTAACGCCTGAACAGATCCAACAATTAAAAACACAATTGGCAGGGTCACCTCAACCCGGTACTACACCTACTGCAACCACTGCAAAAACAGGTGGGATAATGAACTTAGCGGTAGGTGGTGATGTTCCTAAATATACACCAGCAGGTTTGCCTGCGGGATTGCCAGAAGGTTTACCAAATAAGATACAACATTTTGCTCCAAAGCATCCCCCTGCCGATACTAAATATTCACATCCTATTGAAATGGCACACGGGGGTATCGCAGACTTAGGTTCTTACAGATCGGGCGGTAGCCCTAATCTTTTACAAGGCCCTGGTGATGGTACTTCAGATTCTATCCCTGCAAGTATTGGTGGAAAACAACCTGCTCGTTTAGCGTCAGGTGAATATGTGGTTAGCTCTCGAATTGTATCTGAACTAGGTAATGGTTCTACTGATGCGGGGGCTAAACGTCTTGATGAAATGGTAAAACGTATTCAGTCTGATCGTAAAAAGACTACAGGTAAAAATAAAGAATACGCTAAAGATACTAAAGCCTATAGGCATTTACCAGCATGATAATTATTCGTCCTGTAGAATTACAATATGTACATCAAGTTTGGCCTTTAATAGAAAAATATATATTATCTGCTTTAGAAACCGAATATGAAGGTTCACCTATGTATTCAATAGCGCATGTACAAAATTATATTTCCTCTGGGGAATGGTTATTGTGTGTAGCTATTGATAAAAATAATGAAATTAAAGGTGCAGGAACAATACTATTTTATAATCAACCATTACATCGCATTGCATTTGTAACTACATGTGGTGGGAGATTAATTTGTAACAAAGATACAGTAAATCAAGTTAAAAATATAGCCAGACAAAATGGCGCAACGATAATAACGGCAGCAGGTCGACCTGCTATTGCGCGTCTTTGGAGACGTTACGGTTTTAATCAAACTAACATTTTGTTGGAGCAACTTTTATGAATCCTATTTTACGTAAAGTCTTTCTTGAACGTAATTTCTTTTCACCTTTATTTGGTGGAATGCCTTTAGTACATTTGTTTTTTGGGGGAGGCGGTTCGCCTGGTCCTACTACAACAACAGTAAATCAAAACAAACTTCCTGATTATGCTGAACCGTACTACAACACCTTAATGGGTGCAGCTACTAATCAAATATTTCAAACAGATCCTTCAACTGGAGCAGTTACTGGCATACAGCCGTACAAACCTTACAGTACTAACCCTTCTGACTATGTTGCTCCGTTTAGCCCTTTGCAACAACAATCTTTTCAAGCAGCAGGCAATCTTCAATCACCAAGTCAGTTTGGTACGGGAACAGGTTTAGCCACTGAGGCAGGCGTAGGTCAATTAGGGTCTGCTAACCAAGCTCAAGGTTATGGTACACAAGGTGCTCAATCAGGTCAATTAGGACAGGGTATCGGTGTTGCTGGTGGTTTAAATACTGCAGGTCAAGCTTTGGGTTATGGTGGTATGGGTGCAGGTTTAGGTGCTCAGTCTGTACAAGCGGGTCAAGGATTACAAAACACATATACTGATCCTAATGCAATGGCGCAGTACATGAACCCCTATATTCAAAATGCGCTAAACCCTGCTTTACAACTAAGCAACCAATCTTATGGTATGCAAGGCGCACAAGAACAAAGTGTTGCTACTAGATCAGGTGCATTTGGTGGTAGCCGTGAAGCATTAATGAATAGTCTTAATAACCAAAGTAGAGACTTAGCCAACCAACAAATGATTGGTAATGCGTATAACGAAGCCTATACTAATGCACAAACTGCTGCACAACAGGCTAACACTGCCCAACTTCAAGGATTGCAACAGGGTATATCAGGTGCTAACACTGGTCTTCAAGGCGTACAAGGTGCTCAAGCTGGGGTTAATCAAGCATTGGCTGGAACTAATCAGGGTATGCAAGGGGCTCAAGCTGGACTTCAAGGTGTTAGTGGTACTCAAGCGGGTCTTGCAGGTGCCAATCAAGCAGCAGGTACATTAGGAGACTTAGGCACAAGTCAATTGGCTGCTGATACTAGTATATTAGGTACACAAAATACAATGGGTGCTCAACAACAAGCACAACAACAGAATATTATCAACCAAGGTGTTAGCAACTATGCTACTGCACAACAGTATCCTTATCAATTGCTTAACCAGTATAATGCATTAGTACAAGGTTACGCTGCTCCAACAGCATCATCCACTACCTATCAAGCAGCGCCAAGTGCTATATCTCAAATTGGTGGATTAGGCGCTACAGCATTAGGTGCGTTAGGGTCAACTGGTGCTTTCAAAAAGAAAGGTGGTGTAATTAAAGAGAAGAAGTATGCAGGCGGTGGTTTGGTCGAGTTAGCAATATCTAAAGCAATAGGAGAATAAGGATGATAGGCAGCTTAATGAATGTGGAAAATACTGCTGAGAAGTTATCTATTCCTCAGTTACAACAAGCTATGAGAGATGGAACATTACTTCCTTATGTCGGTATGCCAATTTTGCAACAAAAGGTTCAAGAACAAAAACAAATGCAAGCCGCTCAGCAGGAACAACAAGGTATAGCTAAAGCTCCCATAGCCCAACAGATTCTAGGTGAAGCTCAAGGTTTAACCCAACCTCCTATCTCTGCTCCACAACAAGGCTCACAAGGACTATCAGCATTACCAAGTAACTTACCAGAAGAGTATGCTAAAGGTGGTATCATTGCGTTCGCAGAAGGGTCTCAAGTTCCAAAATCAAACGCTCAAACAATCGGTGAATTAATAGAAGAAGCAAAGCAAAGAAAATTAGCTTCAGAATATAATCCTACTGGTTGGAATCCTGAAGCTGTTGAAAACTACCAACCTTGGGAAAGACCTATTGCGAGCAGAGAGCTAGTTCCATATACTGGTCAAGGCGCACCAGAATATCCAGCACCCGAATGGTTGGCTGGGCAAAGAGTTCCTGATGAAAATGTAATACGTTTAGGTGATATGAATAACCCTAGACCTACTGGGACCCCAAGGCCTCCACAATTTCAAAGTGTCGCTCAAGGTAGCCAAGTCGGCACATATATTCCACCAACAGAAAGTGTTGCTCAACCACAAGGCGTTAGCGGTTTGTTAGGTAAAGACGCAGTGAGTGGCGAATATATACCTAATGCTGCGCAAAGTCAGAGCCCCCTTGATTACGAACGAGCACCTATTGAAGGGGAAACAGCACCTCTTAAATATGGTAAGACTCAAAAAGAGTATGAAGAAGCTATGAGGAAATGGCGAGCTGATAGAGCTGAGCGTGCAAAAGCCCCCACTATGGAAGAACCTGTTATGGGAGAGCCCGCTATTGCAGAGTCAGAAGTAGGCGCTGGAGCGAAAGGCATTAATTTAAAACATTTAGGAGGAGCTAGTTTAAAAATGTTAGGTGCTCTTAGTCTTCCTGATTTAATAGATTCGGTTACTGGACAACCAGCCGATATAGAAGATTTGAATAAATACACTGCTATTAATAAAAGCGAAGGTATAGAGGGCGTGTTACAAGAGATGGACAGAGTAAGAGCGGCTAAAAATGCAGACATATCGAATAAAATACAAAGTGATATAGTAGAACCCACTAAAGATTGGTTTCAAACTAAATGGTCGGGGGAAAACGGGCAGCGGCGGCAAGCTGCTGTTGCAAAAGCTAATGCAGTGGTTGCTGAAAAACATGGCGTTCCTGTTGAGGCAATGAATGGGCTGTCAGCCACAGAATCTAGTAAAAATTCAAAAGCCTCGTTAGCTCAAATGGCAGCTATTGACGCTGCATCGAAAAAGTACGGCGTTCCTTCCAACATACTATATAACGTAGCTGATATTGAAAGCGACTTTAACCCAAATGCGGCCAACCCAAAAAGTAGCGCTTTAGGCGGGTTCCAATTTACAAACGATACTTGGAAAACTTATGGTACGGGTAATCCAGAGGATCGTAAAGATTTTAATAAGTCAGCAATGGCGGCAGCTAAGTGTTTAAAATCCAATTACAACCAATTTGGCGATTGGGGGTTAGCTGCGTCTGGGTATAATAAAGGCCCTAATGCACCTATGGCTACTCTGCAAGGTAACACACAATATATCAATGATGCTTTAAATGGACAAGGAACACAGCCGCAACCACAACAACAACCTTCTTACGCTGTACCAGATGCACCGACACTAAATGAAGAACCTGTTGATTTTAGTTCCTTGCTAAAACCTGAAACATCTGCTGTTGATTATCAAAAACAAATGCAAGAAAGGTTGGGTGATAATGCAGGGTTGGGTGCTATAAAAAACAAACTATCTAAAATGGAAGAAGAGGGTGCATCTGAAAAAGAAAAAGCCCCTTGGATGGCATTGATGACGGCAGGTTTAGGTATGATGGCAGGCACTTCTCCTTTTGCTGGCGTGAATATTGGTCAAGGTGGTATTGCTGGATTAAAAGCCTATACAGAAGCCCAAGACAACTTGAACAAAAATGAAGAGAAACGTTATGATCTTGAAAACCAATTGAATAACGCACAACGTGCTGAACAAATGGCTATATGGAAACATGGTGAAGACAGTCACGCTGCGGATGTAGCGGGTAATAGAACGGTTGCCCTTGCTGAGAAAAAAGCGCAACTAGAGAAAACTGCTAATCTAAATAAAGAAAAAACAGATATTTATAAAGCACAACTGGGTATTCCTGCGGAGCAAGCTAAGACTGCTCTCTATACTGCTCAGACTCAAGCCACTCAACATCCTTCTGCTGGAAATTTAAGTGATTATGAAGGGGCTAAAAAAGTAGCGATGGATAATCCTACCGCTCCACAATATGCAAAATATTTTAAAACTGACCCATCATCGGGTAAACCTGTTTGGGATGAGCTATCGTTCCGTTCTGATTATTCTAAAAAAGAAGTTATTGATAAAACGCCAATTGCTGATTTGTATAAAATAGTTAGTGAATCGCAAGACCCGCATATGGTGGACTTAGCTACAAAAAAACTCAATAATGTTTTAGGTGATAATAATGCTAGCCCTAACCCTAATGTTATAAAATATGACTCAAAAGGCAATAGGATTTAATAATGGCAAAATACGCTGAATTATCCGATGGTACAAGGCTTGAATTTCCAGACAATACCGAAGACTCTGTTATTGATGCTACTGTAAAAAAGCATTTAAGTTTAGCTACCCCAGAAGAAAAGCCTTTACTAGGGGAGCGGTTTAAAACAGGAGTTCAAGAAACATTACAAGGTTTAGGCACTGCTATTCAAGCACCTTTTCTTTCTAATGAAGAATTAACCCAAAGATTTAAAGAGCATCAAGCTAACCAAAAACCATCTGCTGGCAGTCTTGAAAAAGTACAACAGATTGCTGAAAACCAAGGGTATCTAGCCGCTGGTAAAGAAGCTTTATCACAAGTACCTGGAGTTATTGCAGAACAAGCGGGTAATTTAGGTGCAGTAGGTGCGGGTGCTTTAGGTGGTGCTGCGTTAGGTTCTGCTTTTTTACCATTTATAGGCGCACCGATAGGTGCGTTAGCTGGCGCAGGTTCAGCTTTGTTTGGAATATCTGCGGGTTCTAATATTGAGCGTCAAATATCTGAGCAGTTAAAAAATAATGAAAAGGTTGATCCTAATCTATTAGCTGCCTATGGTACAGCCGCTATACAAGCGGGTATTGATGTTATTGCTGGTCCTGAAAAGTTTTTTGTAGAACAGTTTGGCAAAGTTGCAGGTAAACAATTAGCAGAACAGTTTGCTAAAGAAGGGCTCGGCAAAACCATTGGTATGGGCGTTGCTAAAAATATAGCTACAGAAGTGCCTACTGAAATTGGGCAAAAAGCGCTAGAACGCGCCCAAGCACAACTACCCGTAACTGGTGATGAAGCTAATAAAGAATACAAGGAATCTGGTTATCAAGCCTTACTAGCATCCCCTATCGGTGCGCCTATCCGCATGTATGAAAAAGGGCAAGCTCAAACAGAGTTAGCTAATCAGCAAGCTGAAGAACAACGCAAGGTCGAAGCGCAACAAGCCGAGCAAGCAAAGCAAGATGCAGAGCAACAAGCTAAAGAAATAGAAAATAAAAAAATAGAAGAGGCTATTACTGCTTCAGGGGGACAGACAAGTCTTCCAAATTTATTTGACTATACAGGCAAAGCCCCTGTAACAGAAGAAGATGTAAAAGATATCAGTGAGAAAACTGCAGCAGAATATTTGCATGGGTTAGATGCTAGGTTTACAAATCCTTCTCAAATAAAAACGGCTTTGAAAGATACAGAATTTGAAAAGTTAGGTGCTAAAAAAGTATTAGATGTTTATAAATCTTTACCTACACAAGAAGACTTATTTGGTGCAGAAGGCGATCTTAATCAAAACATAACTAACGCTGCGGATATAAAACAAGCTAGACAAGATAAAATTGCTTCTGAATATCAAGCTAAAATGGAGAAAGCTAAAGAAGGTGAAAACCTTGATATTTTTGGTGCTCCAAAACAACCTAGTTATACACCAGAAGAAATAGTAGCGGAAGAAAAAACACCAGAAAAACCTGCCAATCTAATGATGCAGGATATTTTAAACAAAACTGACCAAGAAAATCAAATTGCGAAAGAGGCTAATAAAAGGCAACCTATTGTTAATGTAACACCAGAAGGAAATGCATTAACACCAGAACAATATCAAGCACGAGTAGAAGCAGAGCCTTTTAAACAGCACGCTTTAGATATTCAAGAAGCACAATTAAAAGCCCAGCACGAAGCGCAACAACAGCAGAATGCTCAAGAGATGCAAGATAAACTCGCTAAGGTTCAATCAGGTGAGAACTTAGATATCTTTGGAGAACCGTCTGCTCCAAAAGCTGCTCAAGAAACTATAGCTCCAGTGGAACAACCTTCTCAAGGCGGCTCAGCTAATCTTCAAATACAAGAAGCTATTAAACAAGCTGAGAAAGATTTTGATATTGAAAAAGCAAATAGACTTAGAGAACAATTAAATGTAACACCAGAAGGTGTGGCTTTAAAGCCAGATGAATATCAAGCGCATGATGATAGTGAATTTTTTAAACAACGCGCATCAGAACTACAACAAGAAGCTAAAGATAAACAAGCTATTGAAAAACAAGCTAAACAGAAAGTAATAAATGATGCCTTGATTGCACATGATGCTAAAGCTACAAAAGATACTATTACAACTATAAATACGTTGGCTAAAGAGTTAGGTTTAAAAGGTGATTTGAAATCTAAGGTAGACCAATTAAGAAATGTAGATGTAACTAAAGATCAAACAGAAAATAAATACTCTGTCGCAGATACTGCTACTGACACTGGACATACTGCTGACTCTCTAAGCAAGGGTTTATCTCCTGAAATGAAAGCTTTAGTAAGTTCTGGTAAAGCAGTTATTCATGATACAGCGGCAACTCTTCCTGGTGAAAATCACCCTGCAAACGTGCAGGGTATGACTACTAAAGAGGGGATCACTCATTATGTAGCGAACAAACTTACACCTAAAACATTAGACGATCTTGCTGTACATGAGGTGGGTGTCCACGTTGGTATGGAGAAGATGGTGGGTCCTAAAGTTTGGAAGGATATTACTAATCAAGTGATGAGCAACAAAGGGGCTGTTTATGAGAAAGCAAGAGCGTCTGTCCCAAAAGATACGCCTGAAAACCTTAAAGCTGAAGAAACATTAGCGTACTTGGTTGAACATTCCCCTAACTTACCTTTGGTACGCAGATTAATATCATCTATCAGAAACTGGGTACGTACTAGATTTGGAGCAAACATTAAACTAACGGAAGATGATGCTAGACACTTAGCAGTGTCGGTGTTACGTAAAGAGTCTAAAAGGCCGACTCAAACGATGCGAAAAGAATCTGTATATTCTAAAACAAAATTATTAGCCCCTAACGGTAAGCCTTCTAATCTAAACGCTGTTCAATATGCGCAAGTAAGAACTCCCGAGTTTAAAAAGTGGTTTGGTGATTGGGAAAACGATCCTAAAAATGCATCTAAAGTTGTTGATGAAAACGGGGAGCCTTTAGTAGTTTATCATGTTACAGGAACTGACTTTAATGCGTTTGATAATAAGTTTTTAGGGGTTAATACAGGAGCACCTAGTGCTTTAGAAGGGTTCTTTTTTACCGACTCTTCTAAAGTAGCCGCAGAATATGCTAAGCCTAGTAAAGAAGATATGTTAAAAGGGGATAAGCTTGCTATTAATCATCCTTTTGATTTGTTATTCGCTCCTTCTGATAAGGGGCATACGTTTACATCTACTTTTATTGAAGATGAACCACACGGTGAGTCAGTTTATTATGAAAATAGATTCACCGTAAGTCCTTTTGTCCATGATGACTCTGGAGTGCATACCACGTTAAAGGTAGAATACTTTAATTCTTACGGAGATATGGATGAAGATACCTTTGAGCTAAGCGCAAGGTCCATAGATTCTTTAGTTCATAAAATAGACGATAATAAAATACTTAAAGGTAGTGTGCGCCGTATGCAAGGGTATTCCGCTAGAACTATCCCTGTATTTTTAAGTTTACAACATCCCGGAATGTTTGATTACGAGGGAAAAGCTAGATCTAGGCAATACTCAGAGTTATTGCCTTATTTTAAACAGCAGTTTTTAGACGGAGGGGTGTTTAAAAATACGTTTGATAGTGGTAGAGAGAAGCGTATAGAATCTAATATTTATGTCGCTTTCCACCCTAACCAAATTAAGTCTGCTATAGGAAACACAGGCGCATTTAATAAATCAAACACTGATATCCGCTATTCCGTAGCACCAAAAAACGATGCTGACTTACGTGCCGCTACCCAAGTTTACGCTACGCCAGAAGCTAAGAAAGAACCTTCTATTTTTGATAAAGCAACTGGTGCGGGAAAATACATATCTGATACACCATTAAATAATATCTTGGATGATTTCAAAGCGGGGGTTGATAAATTTAGAACTACTGTTGCACATTCAGGATCACCTATTGAAAGATGGTATCAACAAAAATACAATGGCGTTATGCGTGACGCATTGACTAATGAAATACGTGGTGACATTTTATATGACCAAGCGATAGCAAGTAAGAACCAAGCAGTTGCTACATTAGAACAAGGTAAACCTATCATCGAAGATGGGGTTGTGCGCATACAAAAAGACGATAACAATGTTGATAACATGTTCAAACTTTTAAATAAGTTTGGTGATCGTATTGGCAGTATTGATGATGCTAAACATGCAGCATCTGCTTATTTACAAGCACTACGTTATCAACATACTCTTACTAAAAATGCTGAACTTCAAAAAAAGATTGATGGAGTAACTGATGAGAAAAAAGCTAAAAAATTAGAAGAAAAACTTATCAAAGTATCTCCTGAGCAAGAAGCGGGTATTAGTAGCGGTTTAGAATACGGAGTTCGACATCCTGAAGTTAAAAAAATAGCTGACATGTGGATGGCTATTAAAAATAATGTTGTTGATTTTCAAGAAAAAACAGGCCATATCAGTAAAGAAACTGCTGAAATGTATCGGAAAGACCCTGCTTATGTACCTTTATATAGGCTCATGGATGATTTGGAAAATACAAACCCAGGTTATAGGGCATCAGCTAAAAGTATTGCGGGAGTTAAAGCTGAAAAACATTTTGAAGGTTCTGAGCGTGATGTAAAAGATATCTTTGATAACATGGTTCATCGTGTTATGTGGGGTGTGGAAAGCGGTATTAAAAACTTTGCTAACCAACGTATTGCTAAAGACTTGGGTATTCAAAATGAAGACGGTGAGGTTATCTATCATAAGACACAACCTGTAGGTAAATCCGATACCACTGCTCCCATCTGGATTGATGGTAAACAAAGATGGGTAGAATACACTGATCCTTCTTTTGCTACTGCCCTTAATGGTATCGATCCTATCATACATTCTTGGATAAAGTTATTCGGCAAATCTAGTAAGATATTGCGTATGAGTGTTACATCACTCCCTATGTTCCAAGCTTTACAGATAGTCTATGATGCGCAAAGAGCAGCTGTGTATTCAGGTGTAGATCATCCCTTTAAATTAATGGGTAACATTCTTAAAAATGCCGGACAACTCTATTACGATATGTTGAAAGGTAGAGAGAATGCAATAATTAAAGAAATGGAACGCGCAGGTGTTCATGGTGGTTATGCTCATACTGTTGAAGAAATATCTGATGCAATGCATAGAAAGTATAATCTTGAAGCCAATACTAAAGTTAAACAATTACTAGATAAAATAGATAAGATTGCTTCTGTTTCTGATATGGCGCAACGTAAAGCTATATATGAGCAAACTATAAAAGAAACAGGTGATAAAGTATTAGCAGAACATCGTGCTAGAAATATCATCAATTGGAATCGTCATGGTTCTAGTGAATCTGTTCGTGTTTTAACTCAAATCGTTCCTTTTATGAACGCCTACATACAATCAATGGATGTATTATTAAACACTATAAATGGCACGGGTATTAGCACTAAAGAAAAGTCTATTGCAAGAAATGAATTTAAACGTATAGGAATGCAATTAGCATTATTATCATTCGTTTATTCTATGGCGGTAGGAGATGATGATGAATATCAGAAGATGAATGATAGAGAAAAAATTAGTAATCTTGTCATTCCTGGTATAGGTATGGTGCCTGTTGCTTCTGAAGTAGGTTTCATGTTTAAAGCATTACCTGAGATGTTATATCAATACTTCTCTCGTGAAGGAACTAAGAACCCAATGGACTCTACTAAGTTAAAAAAAGCCCTTTGGAATTCTTTTGCTAATGCAGTATTGGGTCCTAACGCAATGCCACAAGCTATCAAACCTATAATTGAAGCAACTGCTAATCACAGTTTCTTAACAGGTACTGAGTTGATTGGTCCACATTTGAAAAACTTAGAGACGTCCTTGCAGTTTAATGAAAACACTTCTGAGTTAGGTAAACTTATGGGACGTAGTGGACTTATTTCTCCAATAATAGCAGATCATATAATGAAAGCTTATGGCGGTACTGTAGCTAGTCTCACTTTAATGTCTATAGACTCTATTCTTGATGCGTTTTCTGATGTTAAACGTCCTACTCAAGCTTTGCATAAGAACCCTATCATTGGTAAATATGTTATTGATTCACGTTATAAAGATCAGGTTGATAGTTATTATGATTTATTAAATAAATCCAATGAAGTAGCAAGTAGTTTGAAAGAATATAAAGACACAGGTAATTCAACCGAAGCTAAAAACTACCAAGTTGAAAACAAAGAGATGTTAAAGACTAGATCTCAAGTACTTAGCTTACAAACACGTATGACAATGCTTAGAGAACAACATAAGAAAATTGTCAATTCCCCCAAGTTATCTGGTGATGAAAAGAAAGAAAAGTTAGATCAACTTGAAGAACGTATTGGTAAGACTTTGAAGAACATAAATTTACTTAGAGTTAAATCAGGAATGTAATCACCTTCGCCATGCTCGGACTCCGTACATATTTTGTTCGAGCACTTGCTTAGTGACACATCTTATTCCCAAGTCTCTACATGCCTTCTTGATCTGGACTTCAACGTCTGCTCTATCTATGCAAGGTACGAAGAAAGAACTTCCAAAGGTGAAGTTTGCCCAATCTATTTCAACTTCTTGATCGAATACCCAAATCATTTAGAAATTTCTCTTTGTTAAAATCTAATACTTTTGTAGCGTCAATATGTATAGCGGTAACCAGTTGGCTTGCTTTGATAAAGGAACCACCAAACATAGCTTTAGGTTTAATATCAACTATACATTCAAGACTGAGATTCTCATCTATATCTTCTTTCTTAATCTTACATGCTTTCTTAAATTCCATATAATTTACATAGAACATATTCTTATCAACATCATAGCGCATGAGGATAGGTCCGTCAGGGACATACAATCTATTTGCAGGTTTAATTGCTTTGCCGATAGTTACTAAAGTGTTTTTGCTATTTGAGTGCAAGTATTCGTACAAGTATGTGTCTCTAATATCCTGCTGACCTTTATATGTAGCGTAAAATTGTGTGCCATCAATACCGCTTATCTGTTTTACTACCTCCAACATCTGCTCCACATCATCGTGTATATTACCTGAAGAGGGTAGTTGTTTGAACTTGAAATGGGCAATTACTTTTTTGATAAAACCATCTACAAATACACCATGACTTTTTGGTAAAACAATCTCTTCCGTAAAGGGAGGTAAAGGGATATTGATTATTCGCTCATGGTCAATGTTAAGCGGGTTGGTTGATACACTGAAAATGCGTTTGTTATTTATACGTAAAATGTCTTTGACAATTCTTTTATCAGTTCTGTCTATATCAGGATAAGTAACAGGGAAATTATCAAATACTTCTACGAAGTTGGTCAATCGAATTGTAGTTAATCCTCGCATATCCCCATAGATACTATTTATTATTTTTAATAACGGCATCCATTCTCTATTCCCATAGAAATTAATAAGATAGGATCTACTGTTAATAAATCGCATTAAAGGTGCAGTGAGTGCTAGCGTAACTGCCAATATTGCAATAGGGTTATTGATACTTTCTAACCACTCTTCTACGCTACCACCCTGCTTCATAAGAGGAATGTAAGGGACGATGCGAGCATGAGGGGGAGAATAACGGGTTTCAGCAATAGTTAGTTCACGCTCACCTAAAACAAAAGTTTTGTTATTGTCCTTCCACCCAAATGATTGTCGCTTGGCTTTGGCCGCTTCGTAATAAGCACCTATGCTCATCTCAACTTCCTCATTAGTTCTTTAGTTTTTTCTATATAGGGTTTGCTCATACCAATAAATCCTGCAAACCAATAGACCACTACGTATTCAGAGACACCCATATACTCAGCAATATCACGCACAGTAAAATCTTTATCTCTGGCAAGATTGCCCAATTTAACTCCGTAAAGATTCTTGTGCCTTGCTGCGTTAAGTGCTTTGTTGATTTCATTTGTATTTTCCGGGGTTAATTTTTTAGATATTTTAATAAACTTCATCTTCTGTTCTTAGAGAATAATGATTAGCACCGTGCAAAGTATATCGAATATAAACAACACCCATCTTTTCAAAACGGGTCATTAATTCGCTAGCATGTTTATCCGTAAAATCCATCAATTGAGCAAACTCCAGAGCCGTCACAGTATGATGCTGTCTTAATAAGTCTACTGCTTTAGGTAAACATCTATCGACTAACCTTGATCCATTACGCCTTGTCGTCTTTAACATCTTTTTTATCCTCTTTCTTTTTAGAGAATATCTTGTCCCAGTTATCTGCAAACTTCTTTTGATCGGTAGGTCGTTGTACGCTACCTTTACCACCATGTGTTTGACCTTTCATTTTCTTTCCTCTATCCTATGCTCCATTTCTGCATACCTAACCCCTGCTAGAAACGCTTGTTTATACATCTTAGTATGTCCTTTAGTCTTTTGTTGTATCTTCTCTTCAGATAAACGGATAGGCTCTTTTAACTTTATTGTAACTTTCATACCCATCCCATCAAGTTAGCAAACCACATTAGATTTGTCACTATCAAACCTACCGATAAGAATTTTATTCCTCGGTATTGAGTAACAAGTCTGGCCCCTGCTATATTTAAAAGACTTATGTTTTCATTTTGATACTCTATGTACTCTGAATCTTCTTCGTCCTTAATAATATCTTGCAGCTCTTCAATATAGTAGCAAGTACTATTGACAATATCTTTTGTTTGGATATGAATATAATCTCTTAATACAACAGGTTCATTTCTCATTGGCTAAAAACTCACGTAATTTTCGTGCATAGTGTTTTGCTTTCTCAGCATCATGATCTGCTCCTTCTTTTTTACCTTGGCGCATAGCATATTTGATTATTTGAGATTTTAACCCACCAATAAATTCTTCTCTAGTTAAAACAAGTTCTTGTACTTCCCAGGGATCTATCGACATATCTTTGTAATGCGTCCCATCTATTTGATAATCATCCGCGTTTTTATATTCACTCATCATTTTATTTTCCTCCTAGACAAAAATATATTAGCTTAACAAGTCGCTATTAAATCAATAACTATCATAGCTAATGCAATCATCACTGCGGTTAATAACACAACTGCAAGATGTAAATGGTTATCTTCTTTAGTAATCATCGTTTAAAATCCTCTATTTCTTTATTGGTCAAAGGTGTTGCAACCTCCCAATCTGAACATAATCCAATAAACTTATAATCTTCTTTAAGCTCTACACCCTTAATAATGTCTACCACTTTTTTTCCTCCTCCAAAATCGTAAACCCAACACAATACACCTTGTTTAGGAATGCTGTTATACCAAGGGGGATTAAGCAAATCGTCTATTTCTTCTTTTAATTTTCCACGCACTTCCCATAAATCTAATGTTAATGCTTTTTTCAACAGGTCATTACGTTTTTCAATGTCATACTTTAACAAAGTTATTTCTTCTTCATAATCCGATTTCAAACGTGCTATTTCATCATTCATTTCTTCTCCTTCAACTCTTTAATGATCTTCTCAGCATAGTAGTATCTCAATAGACTATGCTCGGCTTTATCGTATAACTCGAGTAGTTCTTTAATTTGTTTCTTCATCTTTATTCCTCTCCGCTAGCATTGCGTCTGCCATTACATAAGACATTCTCGCTAAAGTTTCCATGTCATACATGTTTTTAGGTAATGTCTGCATAGCCAACCCAGCAAAGTGGTCGCGTAGGGTCATTACACTTTTATCACTATATTCTTTTTGCGCTTGAAGCAGTGTTTGCTTGAGTATTAAGTTATCATTTTTTAAATCTTCTATTACTGTTTTTAATATATCTATCTCATTCATCTTTATCCCCCTATCCCATGTGCTTTTTCTATTGCTCTTGCAAAGCAAAAAGCCTTAAATGAATTAGCTTCGTTACATAAATTTTGCACTCCTAGTAGAATTATTTCATCATCACTCAAAGGCTCACGTTTTGGTGGTGTAAAACTTATAGTTGGCCGTTTTAGTTCAGCCAATGCCGTTTCTAATGCTTCAATAAGTTTATCTTTATTCATCTCATTCCCCTTTTTTACCTACCCTATAAAGTTTATCCCCATACTCAAGTTTACCCATCCATAGCAAAGGTATACGCTAATTCTATCGTGTGTTGTCATTTGCATAGCTCCTTTTTTTCTGTGATAATATAAAGTTTAGTTCCTACTTTTGGAATCATTTTATTTCTCCATGTAACCCCTAAAAAAGGCCCACCGATACAGTTATTATTACCATGATGTTCAATAGTTCCTATATGCTCTATGTCAGGGTCGGAGTTATCTATATACCAACCTACTATTTGTCCGTTTTTCCAGATACTTTTAAATGGTGCTTTAGTATCATTGTATTGAGGCTGTAAATATTTGGTAATTTCTTCTTTTAATAAACACCATTCTGAGTAATTCCATTTGCTTAGTAAAAATTTATTTAATAATTCTCGATCTTCATTCATCCTTCTTTTTCCTCCTTAATACCATAAAAAATTTTAAGGTTATGTTTTTCAATGACTTCATCTCTTGTAGCAATATCATGCTCATAAAGACACCTCATTTCTTCATACATTTCTTGCATTAATTCCATCTCCCGATGATGTAAATAATCAGATTTAATACTTACAGAGTTTAATTTATGAAATTCTTTCCAAAAAAAATACGCAAAATACCATCCAACATATCCTACTAAAATAATTATTAACTCTATTGCTTCACTCATAATTTAAATCCTATTAATATTACAGCTTGCGTTAATATTTGCACACAATGCTTTTATCAAACGCAATACGTATTCATCATTCATCTCGATAGAATTTAAAGGCATGTTATTATTAAAAAATGTTATCACCGTATTACCTTTATTATTTGTTCCAGTCATAACGCTTGGTAAATCAAATTTTTCTTTTGTTTCACTCATCTCCACCCTCCATTATTGTTTCCTTAATAACATCCGCATTAGCATTAAGATGCACTAACACCCTGTCGTTTAGATAACATCTACTGTACATACCGTCTATTTTTTCAAATTCAAATGGTGTTTTCTGTGGATCATCTTTAAGAACGAAGTGATCGCCTTTGTGTAGTTCGTATAGTTTCATTTTTTCACCCATTTACCGTCATTGCATTGCTCCATCAGGCCAAACTTTTTAAAACCTTGCGTCTATTTTTTCAAACTCAAACGGTGTTCTTTTTCTATAATCCGCACTAACTGTACAAACCCTTTCCATTCCTGATATGCCTGTTCAAACAATTCAGGTTCGGCAAGAACCGCCCAATGTCCAACACAATCCGAACTATAAGAATATTCTTCCCACACCCCATCAGAAAATCTTCTAAATTTTGACGATTTAAACTCCAGACCATCAAATTCTATTTCCTGATATGTTCGTTTCCCAACACTTGCTATTTTCATTTTTTATTCTCCAGGATTCTGATTATTCAATATCCAATATTAGTGACCCAAAGCTTCATCACTCAACGGCGCTGGAACTTGCATCCACTGCGTCTCACTAATATATGTCGTTTCACTCATCATTATATTTTTAAGTTCTTCACGCAATTCACGTTCACATAGACTTGCACCGATACAATCACTATCCATAGCACTGTTGATCTTGGCATCAACCCAATTCATTAAAGCGTTTAATTGATCTTCAGTCATTCCCCACCTCCAATACCGTGTTCTTTTTCTATTGCTCTGGCAAAGTTACGAACCATAAAAGTTTTACCAGCATATTTATCCCCCCATAAATCTGCTATTACATCATCACTCAAAGGCTCACGTTTTAAATCTTGCTCGGCTTGTGCATAACCTTTTTTAAATTCTTTTAAACCTTCTCTTGGCGTTATACCTTCAGGCTGGGCGAGCAGTTCTTTTTCTCTAGACATTATGATCCCCATATCGTGGCACATCTGCGCCAAATTTCTTAATATAAAGATCTAATAGTGCTATACTATTATCCCATGCCGTTATAACTTGATACTCTTGTTTAACTTTCCCAAGTGTCGTGAAATGAATACCAGTTTCTTTTTCAATCTCAGTTAAATTCATTTGCTTATTAAGCCTAGCAATCATGATAGGCCAGTCTAATGCTTTCATTAACCCCTCCACTTAACCATTTTAAATAGTCCAAATCCAATGTGTACGCTCTTGGTGCAAACTCTGCACATCTCATATCTCTAGTAATCTTCCTGCTTCTAGCACTCTTTTCACTTTTGATATAAGGATACTTCTCTAGCATCTCCAATACTTCTTTACGCTCAAATACTAGCTTATTACCCTTTGACACCAATGGTGCTGGAAACTTACCTGCCCAATAGGTCTTTCTTAACTTGATAACCCAGTCTGCTGATAGGTCTTGTAATTGAGCTATTTCAGCTATGGTGATGGTGTTCATTCCTCCCCCCTCTCATCAACTAATGCCATACTAAGATCAGCGCAATCCACCATAACTGGTCTTTGTTTAGCGTTATAGAGTTCATATAAGCCATAAGCTAATGTACCCATTTGCAGTATTAATATAACTGCCATCATTACGGTTAAAGCTCGCATTTTGCCTCCTGTTTTTTTCTTCTTTTTAGTTCACGTCTAGCTAACAAAAGCATGTTGTTAGATAACTTCATATTCTCTTTAGCCTGCTTGATAGCTTCTTCTATTGAAGCCTCTGGCAAAACCCTAAACCATTCTTTTAATTTCATATTACCCTCTGCTGTTAATAACTATTAGGTGATAACCACTTATGGCCGTCCTGCTGACTCTATGCGGTGCGCTTCTGTGAGAGGCGGTAAGAGTAAGACTTCTGGTAAATGGTTATCCTTAATAGTGCCATCTTCGACTGCGTATCCGCTGTCCTACGACTTCAGGCCTTGTCGTTGTTTCTGTATTGATTAATCGTTTATATTTAGCACCACGACTTATCTTATTTCCACTGCTAGAAATTAATTTGCTGGGACAGTGGTTAAGCATCAATACTACTTCAGGCTCAGAAACATGGCCTTTACTCTGTCGTCCTTGGCAACTCGTCCTATTGAGGGGTGGTGCGCCAGCGAATTTAATTATCCACCACGATGGCTATAGCCCATCGCCCTCGCCATAACCATAGCCTGAGCCATCGCCTGAGCCCTCGCCATCTCCTGAGCCTGAGCCTAAGCCTAAACCTGAGATTAAGCCTAAGCCTGAGCCTAAGCCTGAGATTAAGCCTAAGCCTGAGCCCTCGCCATCTCCTGAGCCTAAGCCTGAGCCTGAGCCTGAGCCTAAGCCTGAGCCTGAGCCTGAGCCTAAGCCTAAACCTGAGAGTAAGCCTAAGCCTGAGCCATTTGTATTATTTATATCTTTATTAAGTAGTGGCATCTTTTGCATCCTCAATTGATTTAATACTTTCTGACGTGCAAGGTATTAATTCAATCGCTTGTAACCATACTGAAGCAACTGCTGTTTCTATTCTTGATTCTTTGTCTTGTATACCAAAATTTGCCACTCCAGAAAGGCTTATGCCTTCTTTTGCGTGCCACTTCCACAACCGTCTCGCGTTTGAAATAATAACTTCGTCCTTGCTTTTTTCTTCAATTGTGCCAAACCAAACCCCCGCGGAATAGGTTCTGACTATTACTTTCATACCTATAAAAGTGTTTAATGTTTTTTCTTCAACACTAGCACTATTAAACAACTTTGCTACTTCTTTAAATTCACCATACGTTAAATTATCAATATTCATTTTTATACCTTTTTATTAATTATTAAAAAAGACCCTAACTTAATAGGGTCATGGAATGTGCCACCTTCGGAGTGGCGGACAGGAGATTAACTCTCGTAAAATTCTTCATCACGCTTATTAACGTAATAATCACACATCTGGTCACTTAACTGGCTTTCTACATCATCCAGTTCTTCTTTTTTTAATAAAGGCAATAACTCAAGTTCACCATAAGTAATGGTTTGTATCTCGATTACTTCATCAGTACAGCCATAAGCGTACTCAGGATTAATGTAACGTGGTTCGTAGTTATAGACCACATTAACGTCTACACCGTTTAATACTACTGTGGTTTCTATATCATCCATACCCATTAGTAAACTCCCCCATCGTCATTGTAAGAAATAATATCATCTAAGTTTTCACCAATATGATTTTCAATTTTGATAATTACTTCTTCTGACAATATGTCTAAAATATTTATATTTGAATCGGCTAGTATGACTTCATTGATTATATATTCTGTTTCATCTACACCAATGTGAAATTCTATATAAAGATTTAAACCATAAATATGAAATTCAGTAAATAATGGCATCTTAGCCTCCTTTCTTTTCTAACATAATTAAATAAGTAAAATACCCGTTTTTGGTTAGCCAATATTCATACCAAGGGCTAGTAGGAACAAAAGGGTTTTGTTCTTTAAGTTCTTTGATTTTTCTTTCTATTTGTGTTGCGGTCATTGACATCATATTACCCTCGGTTAGTTTAATATTAATAAGTTCCAAGATAGCTTTGAACGGTTTTCTCAGAACTTGTGATAATATTAAATTAGAAAAATAATAATGTCAAGCGGTCATGTACAATTATTTTAAAGCTTTCATCAAACTCGCCTGGGTAGCATCTTTTTCACCTAACACTTTGATGACTCGTTCGTCTATAGTATCGTTAACAACAAGATGTACTATTCTTACAGGTTTTGTTTGACCCTGCCTATGTAGACGAGCATTAAACTGTTGATAATATTCAAGATTCCAATTAAGTGAAAACCATACTACTAAGGATCCACCATGCTGCAGGTTAAGACCATGCGAAGCTGACTGAGGATGTGCAAAAAGTAATTTGGTTTGGCCTTTATTCCATCGTCTAATTGTTTCGTCATCCGTATCTAAAACAACACCTGTAGGAAAATTTAATTGCAACCTTTCTAAATCACTCTTAAAGTTATAGGCCACTAATATGGGCTCATCATTTAATTCTATTATCTCAGCGAGAGCATCGATTTTTGCAGTGTGAATCTCAATCCAATTTTTGTAAATGTCGGTGTACATTGCCCCATTCGAAAACTGGATCATCTTATTTGCAAGAACAGCTGCGTTAATTGCCTCAATGGTTTCTTTATCCACCTCCATAAACAAGTTCTTCTCAAACTCTTTATACTGAGCTAATACAGCGGGTGTTAAATCAATACTTTCAATCAGGTCTATACGATCAGGAAGCTCAAGATAATCTTCTGCTTGCATTGATAGCGTATATGATCTCATAAGGTTTTCAATGATAGCTTGTGATGAAGCTTTTGGTTTAAACGAATAACCCATGTAATCTGATTCAAAGAATCGTTGTTTATAAGCGCTCATAGTTTTACCTAAAGACTGTCCATAATCGATTAAGTACGCCTGAGACCATAGATCAAGTAGTCCGTTAGGAGATGGTGTCCCTGTCAGCAACACAATGTTATCGGTAAAATGTAAAACTTTCTTCAATGATTTAAAGCGTTTAGAGCTGGCTGATTTAAAAGATGATGACTCATCAATTACTAACATATCAAAAGGCCATTTCTTACCGTAATGATCTACTAACCACGTTATGTTTTCCCGATTAATAATGTATATCTCACTATCATGATGAAGCGCTTTAAGGCGAGTTTTCTGATCCCCAATACAAAGTTGGAATTTCATGTGCTTTAAATGCTTCCACTTCTTAGCTTCTTGTCTCCACACTGAATTAGCTACTCTAAGTGGTGCTACAATCAATACTTTATTCACACTAAAGCTATCAAGTAAATCTGAGACAGCCGTTAGAGTGATAGAACTTTTCCCCATACCCATAGCTAGCATAAGAAATACTCTTCCTTCACTCTTTATAAATTCAACACCTCTATTTTGGTATTCATGCAAATCAGGTCTATCTAGCACTCTGGAAACCTCTCTACTTGTTCTAATGAATCAATGACTCTAACATCACAACCTAACACTCTGCGTCTACCATGATCTCTTTCCTGACCTTTCGTCGGTTTTTCACCAGGCGCTTTACATTCAACAAAGATGATCTGACCCTCTGGTAGCGTAATGATGCGATCCGGAACAAAACGTCTTGCTGGTGATGTAAACTTTTCGCACATCCCCCCTAACCCTTTCACCTTTTTAACTAATGCAGTTTCTATTGTTTTCTCAAGCATTTTTATATCCTATGTCAGCAAGTAGTTCTTTAGCTTTGTCGTAGTAATAACTATAGTCCACATCGCTGGGGAACTTCTCAGGTAGATCCATTAGTGGTCTACAGCTTTGTGAGTTAGGTACTTTATTACCATTCTTAGCGTAGTTTATAGTAGCGTCTGTCAATTCAGTACTGTTTGAATGATAGAACCTGATGGCTTTACCTAAATATTTATCACCTATCACTGCTCCACCATTGACCGTACGTACCGTAACAAATTTAGTAATGTCAGTACACTCAGTGATTGTTTTTCTTAAAGGAATACCTTTAGATACTTTAGTAATAACTGCTTCATAGATGATCTGTCCGTCAGGATTCTTAGATAAAGAAGGATCGGCAAAACAACCTTTACCTTTTACTTTACCGTCAGTTTTGATAGCTATGTAATTGTTCACATCTCGTGAAGCGATTGCTTGGTAGACCGTTTCTTCTAAGTTATATGAGGTATCTAGCTCCCAGTCGAATAATAATTGCTCTAATAACTCCCGTTTATCTTCATAGTAGTACGTCACAATACCGTCTGTATTGGCTGAGATAACTTTTATTCCGTTTGCTTCCAGCGTTTCGATTAGCATGAGCAGGGATAATTGCCCAGTTAGGGTGGTTTGTAACAATAGTTCGGGTGAGTATAACCCACTGTATTTACTACCAAATTTTCCGTAAGATCCATTTAACACAATCTTTAAGGTATTAGCTTCAACATCATCTTTATTCTTCTTGGCTACAATCCTACGATCTACAATAGATTGATATAAAGCTAAGAACTCCTCCCCCATAGACTCCGGATAAAGTTCCTGTTGTAGAATGATACTTGGATAGAAAGAAGTTACATCATAATCGCTAAGTAAATATTTGTTTTTAGACTCTATGTATTGTCCTTTCTCGCAGCTATGTAATCCACCTATCCCCATTTGATAATCAGTAGTACCTATACGGATCTTTTGCTTAGCTAACCACACTGGCATTTGCACAGAGCCGGATTCAGACAATTGAAACGGTTCTTTTAGCAGTTTATTAAACACATCCGTCAGTTGATCGGTGTGAAAGAAGATGATCTTAGGGTTTTTATAATAGAAAATATACCCTGGAGGGAATGTTCTGGGCTTATACATCTGCTCAGTAATAGCAGATAGTTCTGATTTAATTACCGCTTCAGCTATTTGTGCATCTGATTTTGATTTTAAATCCATACCATATTGTTTAGACATAGATCTACGCAATTCTATTTGAGCCAATAATTTATTGTATAAAAGTTCTGTGAGCTCTAAATCGTTATAACAATATTTAGTGAGTATTTCGCGTTGCTCTGGTGATATAAAGGACTGGGGATCGATTGGTAAATCTTGCATCTTCTGAGCATTCAAACGTCCACCGTAAATCTTGAGCGAAGCTTGACCTATAGCTACTTCAATAAGATCGATGTGATTGTAATAGGGAAGTTTGAGCTTATGGTTTTGTAAAACTTTATATATCGGAAGTTTGCTCTGGATAATGTCGTTAGAAAGCTTGTGTAATCGAGCACAATCCCAACCCGATAATGCAGCAGATATGATAGCAAGATCATATTTAAGACCGTTAAAGCTAACGGTTTCCAACTGCATGGTAGCTCGCAATAAATCCTCATCTAAAGGACAGCCTTCATACATAGGGATAATGCGTGTGGTTCTTGTTTTAGTGTTAAGTGCATAGAATAAAAAGAAATTTTTATAACACTCAACATCAATTACGATTGCCATAGGGGTAGCCTATTTAAGTAATAAAAAAGCCGGTATTACACCGGCTTAGTAATAGATGTTAGAACTAAGTAGTTCTAATTAGAACTCATCAACTTCATCAAAGTCATCAAGAGAAGCGCCAACACCGTCAGAGAATGGTTCGCCATCTTTAAAGAACTGTACACCTAATAGTGTACCTAAGATTTGTTTACCACCCAAAGGATGATCTGAGAACCAGAACTCAACGATAGCATTTACATAGCAACCTGCATAAAGACGGTTGTCGTCTTCACTCAAAGGTGTTTTGTCGCTATCAATGATTAAAAAGCGTTTACCGTTACCTGCTTTAAGCGCCATGTTACCTTCGTAACCTAAATAGTCTTTCTCATCACCGTCAGTTAAGCAGGTAACCTTTAGACCTTTAGGGGGTTTTTCAGCAAATTTCTCTTTAATGAAACCATCAATTGCTTTTTGTACTTCTTTATGTACTGCTCCATCTTTAGGGAAAAGAAACGTTGCTTCATATTTTGTTTCAGTGCCGTTAAAAACAGCCTTCTTGAACAAAGAAGGGAAAGATAATCTAACATTATTGATTTTTAATTTTGACATTGTATTTTATCCTTTTATTTTAAAATTTAAAGTGTTTGCCTTAATTGGCATGTTCATCTTAACTTGACTTATTAGTGGTTGTCAACTTTTATTTTGTTATTTATTCAATCAAAATCATTAGCAGATATCTTAATAGATATGCGTTTATCGTTGTTGGGTACTAAGGTTGGCTTACCATCTTTCTTCACTACAAGATCGTTCAATAAACCCATGTTCTTTTTACCTAATAACTTCTCGGCTTTGGCGACTGTGATAAAAGATTCTTCATAAAGTTCTTCTTTAGAATAGGCTTCAGATAACACTTTCACAGCGTCTTCTTCATTGCTCCAACTTCTGCTAGAGCGTCCAGCCACCATCTTATAACCCACAAACTCATCACCGTTGTTAATCTTATCTCTTACGTAAGATTCAATAGCATCTAACCATGAGGTAATCAATTTACTATTATCCAACGCTTTCTTCAACTGAGCATCCGATAATGTATTGACCTGCTTGAGATCGCAATTATCAAAATCACTCATTAGAGTATCTGAAGTAAGCTGGTAAAGTTCAGGACATTTATGTTTTGCTCTACACCATTGGCATTGAGATTCGCCCGGCACACGAGGGGCATCATCCGATAGGGCTAATTCTGCTTGGTGTTTTACAAATTCTCCGAACTTATAGAGTTCTGTTGGAGTAGTTGACCATTCGCCTATGTTATCTAATCTTGGTTGTGCAATGATTAAGTTTACTGTATCGAACTCATAGATATGACCGTAATCTGCTAATGCACCTAGTGCATAAAGCTGGAGCTGAGTGTTGTGGTAAGCTTCAACCCTATGACCTTTACCATATTTAAGATCTATTATGCTAAGGACGCGGTCATCGTCATTAATAACTATACAATCGGCAGTACCGAAACCACCTAAAGCATAATCCGAAAAGTCAACCCGTTGCTCATAAAACTTAGTACCCACAACCGAGTTAATGATATCTATGTACGATTGCACATGCTCCGCCATCTCTTTATCAATAAGTATTTTAAAATTGCTTGGCGATAACGTGCCCACAAAGGTACTTGGGTCTGCTCCATGTGTTAGACATAGTTCAGCAAGCTCATGTGCCGCTGTTCCTTCTTCAGATGCAGAACTTGATGTATTAGTGTAGTTTTCTTGCGCTTTGATGCTACCAGGACAGTTTATCCAAATAGAAGATCCCGATGCGCTTAGTTTAGCATGTGCTGTTTCTTCGCTCATTTTCGTAAATCCCATTCATCTAATAAGAGTCTATACACTATCCTTACAAATAACACTGCTCCACATGTCGCGATCAATGTCACAGCTATAACGGAAATTGTCCCAATAATATCTATTACGGTTTGATTCATAGCTATAATCCTAATAAATCAGCGTGTAAGGAAGCTAGCTCTTCAACTTTAACTTGACCGACGGTTGTCGCTCCGTAACTAGAGATGAGATCTTTAATAAGAGGTTTGTATTTCTCAGGATTTTCACGAGATATCTTTAAGCACAAGTCTTTTACATCTTGAGCAGTTACAGTAGCTGCTTTTTCTTCTATAACAACAGCTGTTTCTACTACTTGCTCGATTACTTGTTCTACTACTTGTTCGGTCACTTGCTCTGAAGCATTCTTATTTTCCAAAACCAATATCAATGCTTCTACAGCAAGGGTTAATTGTTCTATTTTATTTTCTAATGACATTTTATATTTCCTTTTTTTGTTTAATTAAGTTATAGTGTTCACGAAAACTGAACATACATTAACCAAATAACAAAAGGATGTCAAGACATGATTACCGATGTAGATGAGATTTTTAAACATTTCACCAACCAAAATAAATTGGCTTTGAGACTGGGTGTAACCCGACAGGCCATTAGCAATTGGCGCGCTATTAATGCTATTCCTGCACGGAGAGCTATACAAATAGAAAGACTTACGGAGGGGAAAATAAAAGCCGTAGACATGCCAATATTAGAAGATGATAGATAATTATGCAACTATATAATATAAGTAAAGGCAAAAGGATAGAGGCAACGGTGTCTCGGCACCGTTGTTCATGGGAAAAGATTGTTTCAACATTGTCTAAACATAAGGTAGGTGAGAGCAAAGAAGATAACGGTTATTTTGTAGGCGGTACTTTCAATGGTAATTACAGAAATAAAGAAAACGTACACACACGTTCGCTACTCACGTTTGATGTTGATACATACAGTGGTAATGTGGATGATGTACTTTTTGATATGGATATGGGTTTTGGGGACTTATCTTATGTAGTTTATTCAACATGGAGTAGCGAGAAAGAGAGCCCTAGATTTAGATTGGTGTTCCCTTTAGATAAAGAGATAGGTCCTGATGCTTATGTGAGTTTGTGTCATGTATTTGCAGGGCGTCATAAAGAATTTTCTTTCGACAAATCGGGTTTTAAAGCAGAAGGGGCTATGTTTATGCCTTCCTGTCCAGCAGACAAGCTTGAAGAAAAGTTCGTATTAACGAATGACGGGAAGGCTATCAATGTTGATGATTATGTCGATTCTGATGATTGGGGTGATGATTCTGGTGATGATTCTGGTGATGACTTAGAAGAACTTGTTTTAGCACAACCTTTAGACCTATCTGATGAGGACGTTGAGTCTTACTTGAGAAGTTACCCTGCTTCTGATCTGTCGTATGAAGAGTGGAGTCAGGTAGGGGTAGCTTTGCATCATCAGTACCAAGGTACTGAGATAGGCTTAGCTGTTTGGACGGCATGGTGCGCGGTTGACGTGGCTCGCTTTAAGCCTTTAGAACTACCTAGCAAGTGGCAGTCGTTCGCCCGTAGATCTTCTTCTGTTCGAAAAAACCCATTAACCTTCGCTACTATTATTAAAAGAATAGGTGATAGAGAAGCTGTTGCTGTATTGGGTATTTATGAAGAATTACGTGAAGTGGTTGTTGCAGGGGGTTTTGGTGAGGAGCAGTATGAAGAGCTTAGAAGAAAGTTAATCAAGATTCCATTGGGCTCTATACCAGAGACCAAAAGGCAGATGTTGGCACATGAAGTTTATGAAAAGTGGGGAAAAAGCGTAGGGCTTACAAAGACCGCTATTAAAAAAGAACTTATGCCCAAGAAAAAAATTGCGCACGGTGTTACTGATGTGAGTAGTGGTAGTAATGGTGATGGTAGTAATGGTGATGGTAGTAATGGTGATGGTAGTAATGGTGTGTCGCTTAACGATACAGATGCTCCTGCATGGGTTAGAGAGTGGGTGTATGTCGAGACTGAGTGTCGTTTTGCTAATATGCGTTTAAATTACTCCATTGCTAGAGATGCTTTTAATGCCAAGTTTGACCGTATGGATGAGTGTGTTATTGCAGAAGTTAGAGCATCAGAGTTGGCCCTGAATACTTATCACATTCCTTGTGTAGTTGATCGCATGTATTGGCCTATGGCAGGGGTGGTGTATGAATATGAAGGTAAGAGGATGCTCAATTGTTATGTGAGTTCTGGAGAGATGGCTCAATATGATACTTCTTCTGGTAAGAGATTGGGGGGATGGATTGGAGATGATGGGGGTATTGATGCTGACGGTATGTCAGTGGTTGAGCTCTTTTTAAAGCATGTTGAGTTGACCCTTTCCAATAAACGTGAGCAGGGAATACTGCTCGATTGGATGACACATGTTATTAGATATCCTGGTGAGCGTGTGAACTGGGCTTTATTATTGCAGGGGACTCAGGGTACAGGAAAGTCATATTATGCCAATGTTATGCAATGGATTTTAGGGGCAAATGTGAAGATTTTAGATCCTGCAGCGCTTCATAATCGTTTTACAGGTTGGGCACATGGCTCAGTATTGAATGTCGTAGAAGAGATTAGGATAGCAGGGGATAACAGTTGGCAGATCGTAGATCGTATGAAGTCGTACATAGCCAATGACACTATTCAAATAGAAGAAAAAGGAAGAGATAGGCGAACTGTCCCAAATTTCACATCTTATCTAATGTTAACAAACCATAAAGATGCCATTCCGCTGTCAGATGAAGATAGAAGGTACTGTATTTTGTATGGGGATATTCAGTCTAAAGAGGACTTACATAATAAATTAGGTGGGGAAGAAGGGGCTGAGCAGTACTTTTCACGTTTGTTTGATGAATCTAGACGTAGAGCAGATGCTTTATGTGCCTTTTTTATGAGCAGAGAAATCTCAGGTTTGTTTAAGCATAAAGGCAGGGCTCCTCAAACAGATGCTCGTGAGAAGATGATTAATTATTCAAAATCTGATAATGTTGAGAGTGTGGTAGATGCTATTTCTAAATTTCAATGTAATCTTATTAATGATGCGATTGTGGATATTACGTTGTTGAAGTATAAGATTGAGATGGAATTTGAGGTTGATAAATTTGCATTGCCTGCAACAAACGCGTTGAAAAAAATCATGCTTGAACTAGGGTATGAAAAGTGTGGCATTAGATTAAATGCAAAAGGTGGAAAAAAACATACCCTGTGGTATAAATACCCTTTATCAGAGGCGGAAGCTGTCGGGCGCTTTAAAGCTTATCATGAAGATGGGATTGAGATTCCTTTTTAAGTAACGAGTTAGTCTAGGACATAATAAAAAAAGGGGTCTCTATTATGTCCAAACCCCCAAAAATGGGTCTATTATGTCCGCAAGGGTAGGTTGACATAAAAATTGTCAATAATAGCTGTACAAGAATTTGGACATAATATACTGTCCATTTGGACATAATAGATTTATTATGTCCTTCCCTCTAAGTTATTGATATTTATTATTTATATTTATATTTAGGACATAATAGACATAATAGATAATAAAACTGTAGGTAGTAGAAAGAGAGAATAATATAGAGGTGGTAAGGTAGTATATGTAAAAAAAAAGATGTATATAGGGAGAGTACGACTTTATTGTGTCTATTGTGTCCATTGTGTCCTTGATGCTAAAAACGGAGTGAGAAAAATGTGGAAAATAATGTTGTTGGAATGGGTCATTATTCCTGTCGTTTATGTGGTCATTGCAGTTATCGGATCGATGGGATTAGTGTGGATTGTTTTGAAAGTCATTTTTGAGGAGTTGGTAAAATGGGTTTTGAGTTTATTCCCTACTGGGCGATAATTGTGTTTGGTGTATATGTGATATGGAAATACGTGAGATGTCGTTAAGAGATGATGATTTAGATGCTAACTGGTTTTATGACAAGATAGAGAAGAGTGCCATTAAGATGCCGTCAGAAGAGGTTGAAGATGATTTTTTGTATCAAGTTAGAGTTGATGTGGGTAAGGGGATGAGTATTCATCATGCTAGAGTCAAAGCGTTTACAATGGTGGTGTTAAAATGAGCCGTGGTGAGGCGATAATGTATGAGGTGACATATACCCTAGTGTTTGGGATTATCGTCTTACCATTGGCTTGTATTTGGCTTATTTTAATTATATTTGTGAAGTTAGTAGAATTTTTTGAAAGGAAATAACAGTGAGTAGTCGATTTTTTGGTTGGCAAGAAGGTAATAATCTTCAAAGAGAGAAAGATAAAACGTCTGGAACAGGGCTTTTTATTTTAAATTCCTGCCCTGTATGCGGTTTTAGCAGGCGAAAAGGCTCACATACTACGTGCTCAAGGATTATGCAACAACGTCACCTAGCGGGTAAACTATGAAAGAATTAACACACAAAGAGATGATCACAGAGATAGAAAAAGATATTAAATTAATGCGAGATTCCATAAGGATCGATTTTGCGAGAATCGCAATCACTCAAAAACATATGCGTATCGCTCACTTGGCTATTGAGTATCATCGTAAAAATGAAAAGATCGAATCGCTTATTTATTTTTGTTTGAATGGGAAATATCCCGATGCATAAAGTGGAGTGGTTTGAGTTAAAATTTCCGCCAATTAATCTTTTTAACGCGCCTGTTCGTATTGCAAAATGCACTCACCTTGCTTGGATGCGCTTACCCTCACTTGGGGAGAAATGGTGTTATGATTGTGGGGAAAAAAGAGATATAGCAAATGACATGCCAATACACCAAAGATGAAACCTAAGTTATTTAAAATCAACAATTTGTGGGTGTGTATGTGCAATAGGGTTGTGGGTGTATCGAGCTCACCTAGGCGAGCTTTTGTGAAATACCATAACAAGAAAAAGGGGCATAAAGCCCCTTAATGTAAGTACTCACCTACTCAAAATATTCGAGCAGTAAAATCTGTATTAACTTACTTGGTGATTGGTTTATTTCTTTCATTCGTTCCACTAAATAGGGTGGTAATGTTACCGAAACAATTTTAAACTTCTCACCTTGTTTTTTAGCGGGTCTTCCCCTTGTGTTTTTACTCATGCCTCAACCTTTGCGATGCGAAATTCTGTATTTTCATAAGCGGTCATATCCTCACTTGCACAGTCTTCTAAAAATTCTTTTAGCTCTTTTGCTGCATCTAGTTTTTCATTTTTAAGCCTCACTTTGTAGTTAATAATTTGGTTATTCTTAAGTTTGAATAAAGCACGCTGGGGCATTGCATTTGCATGTCTAAGAAATAATTTTTAAGCTCTTTTTGTGCATCTAGTTTGCTTGTAAAAGGTTTTAAATAGCTAAAAGTATTAATCCAGCTATCTAAGTCTATAAAATATTCTTCTATGATATATTTATTCATTTTTAAACCCTCATTAATTAGTTGATTGATATTAGAATCATTGTTAAAACTTCAATTATTGCGATTAATACAATAATTGAGTTAGTGTAATCCTTTTGTTTTGGTTTGTAGTCGATAATCATTATAAAACCCTTAGTTAATAATTATTTGAAAAGTAATAGCCGTTAGAGCTAGAAAAGTCATAAGTTAAGTCTTTAGAAAAAGATTCATAATCAAAGTATCTAATTATTGACTCAGGAATGTCGCTCAAAAAACATGTATCATCGATGAAATTATATGCAAAGTCTAAATCACTTTCATATTGACCATAATAAGCTGACTCTATGCTAAATAAAGGTATGTCACAATCTAAACCGGCATCAATAATATCTTGTGATAAAGATAAGCATTCAGTTAAATACTCATAAATTGCATCAATATTCCCTGATTCATCATATAAAGATTTATGGAAGCCTTCATAGTCTTGGAACATAAATTCAGGGTCGGATTCATCTTTGTGCAATTCAGCACAAGCTAGATAAAAATCTTCAGCACTAGAGTAATCAGTTAAATCTAGCCACGCTCCAGCTATTGAAGCGTTATTGTATTTTGCATAAGTTCCTACATATAGTCGCGCGCTTATTATATTCATTGTAAAACCTCAATTTATGGTAAGAAAGATTACTTTTTTTACTTTTATTTAAAGCCCCGCTTTTGTGTTAGCGAGCACGACATCAACCCAACTATAAATAAAAGTGTGGAATCTGGTAGTTCCCCACCGATAATTTTTTGAAAACCGAAAGCCGGTTACTTTTAATAGCGGTAATAGCAAATAGACGTTTATTTCTCTTACTTTTTTCATTTTTTTTACCCTCGATTTTGTTAGTTAATGTCACGTCCTTGTGGCAGGTTAGGTTAATACTGGGCAACTACTACCCAGCGTGTGCCTTTTTTTAAGCACACTAGATACCCCATTGCATCTTCAAACTGGGATGCCCAATCCGCAGAAGACTCTGCGAATAACTCGGCATCTAGTCGTTTTTCAAATATACTTCCCACTCCTGCCCAGTCAAAATCCAATCTACACGCTTGGTACCCAATTTGACGCACACCAGGTGCGTTTGTACTAAGAACTCTATATTTTTTGCTCATAATATTTCCCCTCAATTAAGTTAATGTCAAATTGACAATTAAAGTATATCGCTATTATTTTTAATGTCAAGCGTTTTATTTATTAAAAATTTTGTATATAAAGAAGAGAAGGTATGCGTGTTAAAACGGTAAGAAATCTTACCGTTATTCAAAAGGCCTAATCTGATTACCCCTACCGCTCTATTATTCTTTTATTTTCAATAACTTACAGTCAATTAGGTTATAACCTAAAAGTTATAACGCGCTAACTATTATTACCTGGGATTACCTTATTACCTTATTACCTTATTACCTTATTACCTTACCTTACCTTATTACCTTATTACCTTATTACCTTATTACCTTATTACCTTATTACCTTATTACCTTATTACCTTATTACCTTATTACCTTATTACCTTATTA